AGTTGCAAACCCTGTCAAGAAAACAGAAGACAGAGAGTTTACATTCAAACTAAAACTTGATATATAATATATATGATTCTAGGGTTAGATATATCAACCAGCATTATTGGAACAACAATTGTTTCAAAAGGAGGGCAAATAGTTCTAACAGATGCTTGGGATATGAGAAACAAGAACCACCATCCAGACGTATACTCCAAATACAGTTTGGTTTGTAAAAAGCTAAACGATCTCATTGCTCGTTACGACATCACTCATATCTTTATCGAACAATCTCTCCAGATGTTTCGGTCTGGTTTTTCATCAGCAAAGACGTTATCAACGCTCTCATCCTTCAACGGAGTTGTAACTTACCTGTGCTTTAGAGAATTAGGAATAAAACCAGAACACATCTCAGCCTCATCTGCTCGCAAATCATGTGGCATAAAAATTGCAAAAGGCACAAAAGCAAAAGAACAAGTTGTAAAATTTTTGCTTGACAACGAACCTAAATTTGTCGTAGAGTATACAAAATCTGGTAACCTCAAACCTAAGTATTACGACATTGCCGATAGCATTGTTATAGCAAAAGCAGGATACGAAATTTGTCAGAGCAGAAAAAAGTAAACATTCTTGCAGATGCCTTGGGCAGATATTATGTATCTGGTGAAGAGCACATCTTCAAGTGTGGCTTTTGCAATCACCATAAAAGAAAACTTTCTGTCAACATACCAAAAAACAAATACAAATGCTGGATTTGCGAAACAAGCGGCAATGACATTCGCAGGCTTGTTAGGAGATTTGGCTCTCGTGATGAATTAGCAGAATGGGATAAGCTAACAAAGCGTGTTAATATATTAGACTTTGACACCTTGTTTGAGCAAGAGGAAGAAGAACCACCTGTAAAAGTTCGCTTGCCAAAAGAGTTCAAGTCTCTGGTTGGCGCAAAAGATTCTTACGATACAAAGCGGGTCAAAAGATATCTCAAAAATAGAGATGTGACTGACAAAGATATTAGAAGATGGAAGATGGGCTATTGTTCAGAAGGCGAGTATGCTGGTCGAGTTATGATTCCATCGTTTGACGACAAAGGCTATCTAAATTACTTTGTTGGTAGAGCTTACGGTGATGCGTTCCCCAAATACAAAAACCCACCAGTATCAAAGAATATTGTGTTCAACCAGCTAATGGTTGATTGGACAAAAGATATCATCCTTGTCGAAGGTGTATTTGACGCAGTTGTCGCAGGAGCCAACGCTATTCCGATTCTTGGCTCTTATATCAAGGAAGACGGAAAACTATTTCAAGAGATAGTAAATCACGGGTCAGATGTATACTTGGCACTTGACCCTGACGCAGAGAAAAAGACGAGGAGAATCATACAGAAATTGCTGTCCTATGATGTAAAAGTTTACAAGATTGACATACTCCCATATACCGATGTTGGCGAGATGTCAAAAGAGGAATTTTTGCATAGGAAATCAAGGGCTTCTTTTTTGAATGATGAAAACTACTTACTCTACGAAGCTATAAATTCATTATGAGGGAATAAGATGAAAATTACAAAACAACGTTTGAAAGAGATTATCGCAGAAGAGCTTACAAAAGCTGAGAAAGCTAGAAAGAAAGAATTAGAAAAGGAACTTGACGACCTCAAACATAAATGAATGAAGGAAGGAAAGCTGAGTTCAGCTTTGCAGGAAAGATACGGAATTAGCGAAGAAAACGCTGTTGGAAAAGTCCTTTGGCATTCGCTAAACGAGAACGCACAGATTGGTGTTTATGATATGAAATTTGGCGATACAATCATCAGAAACTTGACAGAATCTGATATTGAGCCAACCATTGAAGAGGGTCACGGTCACCCTGCTAAAAATGACGACGATCCAGAAAGAGGGAAAAAGAAATGAAAATAACAAAAGCGAGACTTAAGCAGATTATCGCAGAAGAACTTTCAAAGGCTCAAGGCAATAAGGTCAACGAAAGTATCGATGTGGATACTCTTGAAAACCTTGAAGTCGCAATCAAGATGGCTTATGAAGAGATGACTACTCCAACAGATGTAGATCAAGTTTATGCTGGTACTGGGGAGCCTGTTTCAAAGGACCCACAAGATATGCACGATAAAGCAGTTGAGTTCCTCAAAAGTGTTGTTGAAGATGTTGCTAGAGGCGAAATGCCAAGTTCGCCAAGAACAATAAATGAAGATGGGCACGATGATGTGCCTTCTGCTGTTCGTGCAATGAAAACAATTATTGAAGATGCTGGTCAAATGCTACAAGCACTTGAACAAATGGACGGCTCTTTACCAACTTGGTGGACAAACAAAATGGCTGTGTCTGCTTCCATGCTGAACAAAATGCGAGACTATCTTCTTGTCCCATCAGAAATGAATGAGCAGTGACCAGAAAAAGAAGAAGCTCAGTTGGGGCTTGGAGAAAAACTAAAACCATCCGATGGAGCAGGTGCTTATGTGGATGACTTTCGGAAGTCCAAGGCACCGCAATTCAAAGGAAAAAGCAAGAAGAAAAAACAACAAATGGCAATTGCCGCTTACCTAGATGCAAAAGATCAAAAAAAATCTTGACACACAGTTTCAAATCTAATATTCTATTGACAGCATTTTACAACGAGGTGTAAATGAGATTTGCTCATATTGCTGATACGCACATACGAAATCTAAAGTATCACTTTGAATATAAAGAAGTATTCAAACAAATGTATAAAAAACTACGTCAACAAAAAGTGGACTGCATTGTTCATTGCGGAGATATTGCCCATACTAAAACCCAGATTTCACCAGAGTTTGTTGAGATGGCAACCGACTTTTTCCGCAATCTTGGTGACATTGCGCCCACCTATATTATCTTGGGAAACCACGATGGTAATCTAAAGAATAGCAGTAGGCAAGATGCAATTACGCCTATTGTTGAAGCTTTGGCGCACCCAAATGTTCACCTTCTAAAAGAATCTGGTGAAACAATTCTGAATGATTCCTTTGCACTAAATGTTTTATCAGTCTTTGATAAGGACAACTGGGTGGTTCCAACTAATTATGATAGGGTAAACATTGCCCTGTATCACGGTTCCATCAGCGGTTGTCAAACTGATATTGGATGGACAATGGAGTTCGGTGAACATGACATCTCTATTTTTAATGATTTTGATTACGCTTTCCTTGGGGATATACACAAGACCAACCAAGCCCTCGACAAGCAAGGTAAAATCCGTTACGCAGGATCCACAGTCCAACAGAATTTTGGAGAAACGAACGACAAGGGATATCTGGTATGGGATGTAAAGGATAAAAACAACTTTACATGCAAGCATCAAGTTTTACTAAATCCTAAGCCTTTTATTACGGTGGAACTAACACCCAAGGGCAAGCTGCCTAAAAGTCTAAATATAACCGAGGGTTGTAGACTTAGACTAGCCACAAACAACAATCTTCCTCTAGATGTGATGAGGAAGGCAATCGATGTTGCAAAAGCAAAATTCAAACCAGAATCAATTACATTTTTGAATCGGGCTAGTGGCAACTCTAGTGTAGACCACATGACGCACACGCTCATGAAAGAAGATCTTCGTGACATTGCAGTGCAAGAAGAGTTTATCAATGAGTACCTAAAAGACTACGAAGCTGATGACCAAACGCTGAATAAAGTCTATGAACTAAACAGAAAGTATAATACAATTGCAGAAGAAGAAGAGGAGATTACAAGAAACGTCAACTGGAACTTGAAAAAGTTTAGCTGGGACAATCTTTTCAATTATGGAAAAGGCAACTCGATTGACTTTACAAAACTAAATGGCGTCGTCGGTATTTTTGGTAAAAACTTCTCAGGTAAATCTTCAATCATCGATGGCTTGTTGTACACGATGTACAATTCAACCTCAAAGAATGAAAGGAAAAACCTAAATGTTATTAATCAAAACAGAGACATTTGTTCTGCAAGTGTAGAAATATCTGTTGGTGATGATCTGTACAACATTTACAGAGAATCAGAAAAGTATTTGAAAAAACTAAAAGGAGAAGAAACACTTGAAGCTAAAACAAAAGCTGACTTCACTAAACATAATTTAGTGACGGAAGATACTGATGTTCTAAATGGCACAACAAGAAACGAAACAGATAAGAATATCAAAAAGGTTTTAGGAACACTAGAAGACTTCTTGATGACTTCAATGTCTTCTCAAATGGGATCTCTTTCATTTATCAACGAAGGCTCTACAAGACGAAAAGAGATCTTGGCAAAGTTTCTTGACTTGGATATATTTGAAAAGAAATTCAAATTAGCTAAAGAAGACGCCGCTGATTTGCGTGGCGCACTAAAAACATTAGAGGGGAAAGAATACGATGAAGACATCAAAGCAGCACGAGAACTTTTAGAAAAAAACACTGAAAGAACAGAAGAGCAAGAAGCAGCATGTTCTGTGTACAAAGATAAGATAGAGGACCTTCGCAATAAAATTGAAACACTAACAAAAAAGATCGAGTCAATTCCGGCGAACATCATAGATATTGCAAAGGTTATGGAGCAAAGAGAAGACAAAGCTAATGCTCTAGAAAATATAATTGCTAGCATATCTGAAAAGAAAGATTTGCACAAACAAAAGCTAGACCACTATCAAAAGATAATTCAATTCTTGGACAATTTTGATATTGATGAATTACAATTAAAAAAAGGTCTTATCAATGATAAAGAAAAAGAACTCGAAAGCATTATCTCAGAGATAAATACTGAGGAAAGGGAGCAAGAAGGAATTGAAAAGAAAGTCGCACTCCTATCAGAGGTCCCTTGTGGTTCTGAGTTTTCTCATTGTAGGTTCATACGAGATGCTTATACGCATAAAAAACTTCTTCCAGAGAGTAAGAAGAAGATTGCCCTCCTCAACAACAACAAGACAAAAGTAGAAGAGGATATTGACACTCTACAGCCTGATATTGTTGAAAGTCATTTAGACAAGTACAACAAGGTTGTTGAAAAAAAGAATGAGCTTTCAAACGAAATGGCTCGAATGGAATTGGAAATAGAAAAAAGCAAGTCTAAAAAGGCTAGTCTAGAAAATGAAATAAAAGAACTGGAGGCAAAGATCAATGAGTACGAAGAGAATCGAGAAGTTATTGAAAATCTGGAAATTCTTTCAAGAGAGAAAAGAGAGACTACAGAAAGAATCGATAGAGAAAAACAAGAATACGAAGAATGCAGAAACGAAATCCTAGAGCTTTATAAGCAACATGGATCTCTAGAGCAGCGACTAAACAACTTAATTGAGCAGCAAGAAAACTTAGAAGACCTAAGAACCAAGTATACTGCTTATGATTTGTTTATGCGCTGCATGCACTCTAATGGCATCTCTTATGATATCATCAAAAGAAGGTTACCGATTATCAATGATGAGGTATCAAAGGTTTTGGCTAATGTTGTTGACTTTGAAATCTTCTTCGAGAATGACAGCAACAAACTTGATATCTTTATCAAGCATCCCAAGCATGACCCGAGACCCATTGAGATGGGGTCTGGTGCCGAGAAAACAATTGCTGCAATGGCAATCAGACTAGCACTGCTTTCTGTGTCATCGTTGCCTAAATCTAATCTGTTTATTCTTGATGAACCAGCGACCGCACTTGACGCAGAAAACATGGAAGGCTTTGTTCGCATTGTGGATATGGTCAAAAACTATTACCAGATAGTTTTATTGATCTCGCATGTCGATAGCCTGAAGGACATTGCTGATACTACTATTGAAATTGAAAAGAACGAGGGATTCGCTTTTGTATCTCAGTAACTAATTACCTCAATAAGGAGGGTAAGATGTTGAGACACGCATTAGATGGATTTTTATCAAAGATAGTATCAAGAAAACTTTTAGTATGGGGCACTGCCACAGGCTTGCTGGCTTTTGCAAATCTTAGTTCGAGTGATTGGGTTGCAATTAGTTTAGTTTATATTGGCTCCCAAGGCGCTGTGGATTTGGCGAAGGCATGGAAGCATGGGTCTTAAGGTGAAGCCACCATACGTCCTAGCCGGTGGGCTGGGATATTTTGGTGCAGCCTTTCTGCTAAATGAGCCCTACAACATGATCTTGTGGCTTATTGCAGGTATGTTGTGTGGCTTGGCTGCTGCACAAATTATTATAGAAATATTCATGAAGGAAAAAGATGATTAGTTACTTGAAAAAAGCAAAAGACTTTGTTGTAAAATATTGGAAAATCTTTGCTGCTGCTGTATATGGTATTGGCTTGTGGATTTATTTCAAAGGCAAAGTTGGCAATATAAAAGAAGTTATTAAGGTAAAAGAAGACAGCCACAAGAAACAACTTGATGCAGTGCAAGAAGCACATAAGCAAGAAATCGCTTTGAGAGATGAAGCGCTGGCAGAGTACAATGCTGTTCTTGAGGCAATTCGGGCTGAGTACAAAGAAAAGAAAATGCGACTTTCTAAAAAAAGAAAAGAGGAAGTTGCTAGAATTGTTGAAGAAAACAAAGGAAATCCAAGCGGATTGGCAAAAGAACTGTCAGAGAAGTTTGGCGTAACATATGTTGGGAGCGGAGAAGCGTGAAAGAACTACTAACAGAATGGCGAAAGTTTATCGCACTAAATGAAAAGCTAATGCTCAAACCCGGACCAAATGGCTGGGATAAGTATTGTGAACTAGTTGCAGAGGCTTATGCTAAGGCACCTAAGTTTGATCCTGCTGCTGCTAGTTCGTTCGAGGCAATGAAGCCATTTGTAGATAAGATGTTCAAGCGGATCGAAGGTGTTGTTGATGTTCAGTTTGTTCCAGAGCACCCATACGAAAATGCGGCAGAACTAAGACAGGATGTCCAGCAAAATGGTGTCCTCAAGATTTCTACTCTTGATGCGGAACACGACATTTTCGACCCAGAAACAAATGCTAAGTTTAGAGCAATCCACGATTATATGTCGCACATTCAGCGAGGCACTGAGTTCGATGCGAAAGGCGAGATTGCTTCTTATAATGCTCATTTACAAACAATGCCTCCTAAGTCTCACCCTGCTCTTTTCACAGAAGTGGTAGGTCAGGCTTGCTCGTTTATTGTAAATGGAGAGTTCCCAGAGCAGAAGATTGCTCTACTTCCCGGCTTTGACTACGAAAAGGTAGGGGTTGTGGAAGGCTACGACATTGTAAATAAGGAGTTAGTAAAGAAATGAAAAAGATGTTGAATGAGTGGAAGCAGTTCCTCAACGAAAATGAGGGCGAGGATAATCGTGTAAGAGAGATGACGCCTGCTGGCGATTTAGAATACTTTGAAATGATAATGGACAACGACGACTCGTACATTGTCCAGTATAATCCATCAAACGGAGAAGCAATGGTCTATATGCACCACGATGCTGGAGGAGACCTTGCAGCCGCAGCCCTCAAGTATTTGCAAAAAGACGCTCCATACGACCAAGAAAGATTCCCAGAACCAGAGGACGAGTAATGAAACAACTACTATCCATATTTTTAGTTATACTCTTTGCTTTCCCTGCTTGGGCGCAAGAGGGAGTTATAACTGAAATACAGAAAGGTCAACAAGCACCCTTTACTGGTGTCCTAATGGACCCAACGGCAGCAGCCAAGGTTCTCACCGACAAGAAGTATACAGTAGAGGAATGTCGCTTAGAGATAGACAGAGAACTAAAGCTGTTATCTGCACAACTGGAGCTAGACTTGCAGATTAGCGACATAAAATTGAAGTCTTCAACAAAAAAGTATGAGCAACTTTTAACCATAAAAGATGAAGAAATTGGCAGACTTCAAGAACTAGCCCTTGAATCGCCCAATGATTATTCTCACTGGTGGTTAGCTGGTGGAGTGATCGGTGGCATAATTATATCTGTGTCCGTATTTGCAATTGCGGTGGAGATAAAGAACAATGGCTAAAAGATTTAGAACCCTTGGGCAAATTCAAAAATACATTCGTGTAAAAGAAGAGCCCTTTGATGGTACCGCTGCTAGGGGTGCAAATCAGCAAATCCAATATAATGATAATGGGATACGTGCAGGTATACCCAATTTCACTTTTGACGGCACAGATCTACAAATAACGCAAGACACTAAACTCAAGTTTGGAACAAATGCTATCTCCGGTTCTAGTGAGGGCATTTTTCTGTCTGGCTCTAAAATCCAAATAGATGGGACACTGGAAGGGGCATCTCCTTTGAAAATCGGAGGAGAACTGCAATTTACATCTACGGGATCATCAGGGGCGTTTAACTTTGGTCCTAATAATGATGCAAAAATATTTTATGATGATAATGATACTCTTGTTGTTTCTGGATCTTCTACGGGTGGTCTTCATTTATCTGGTGCAGTTGTGCATGTGGAAAAACACCTAGCGGTAGGAGCCACGTCTGCCACTCATGGAATAACTTTGCCAGATAGAAGCGACACATCTGGTAAAGTAAAAGCAAATGCCTTTGTTTCCTATTCTTCCATACGATTCAAAAAGAATGTAGAGCCCTTAGAAAATGCAATCGATACCCTAAAAAAGCTAAATGGAGTTTCTTATGACTGGAAAGACACCGACAAAAAAGACTATGGCTTTATCGCAGAGGAAGTCGGCAAAGTTTTACCAGAAATTGTAGAATGGTCAGCGGATCCTGAGTATGCTAATAGCATGGACTATATACGCATTATCTCTTTTTTAGTCGAAGGGGTAAAAGAGCAAGATGAAAAAATAACAGATTTGCAAAATAAACTTGCAGATATGAGTAAAAAGATAGACGAAATAAAAGTATAATCATTCAATATGAAAAAAGATCTAAATTATATCGCCAAGCTTGAGCAAGCAATTGCAAAGAAATATGGCGAAGAAGCAATTCAAAATCCAAGGTCCACTTGGACTCAAGAAAAAGAACAAAAATATCTTGAAGAAATAAAACAAATATACAAACAAGAACTCCAAAGCAAGACTTCGGATGAGAAAATTGAAGCAAATGGTTTTTTTGTTTCAAAAAAACTACTTACTAACAAGGAAGATAGGACTTGCCCTACTTGCTTCGTTTATTCTTTTGAACAGAAAGACGACGTTTACATGAATAAGTACGATTGCTGTCACCACTGTTACTTAAAATTCGTCGAGGGCAAAGAACAAAGGTGGCTAAACATAGATAAAAGAGTAGAGTTTTTATCCAATTATTATAGTCGAGGAGAAGAATAATGGCAACAGCTTTAGAAATTGTAAGAGGTATCTCTCAAGTGCTCGCTAACTCATATGATGGCGCACTAGATGAAAATGGCGATCCAATCAAGATTGGTCTGAGAAGAGAAGAGGAAGTAAAAATCACAGACAAGAGGGTCATGGATGGCTTTGGGTGTACAATTGCTGGCAATCGCCTAAAGATTAGTTATCAGTCAGAATGCACACTCAAAGAAGTACACCAAGACAATAAATTTGAAAGTGATATTGCTTCTATGATTGAAAACATCAAAAAGTTTTTGACAAAAGAATATAAAAAAGTTACTGGCGAGACCCTCTCTCTTACCAAAGATGGAGAAATTGATATCCTTGTTCAATCTATTTCTAGACAAAGAACAGATGTTTGTGCAACCCAACACTATAAAATTGGTGGCTTAGGTGATGTAGTAGGTGTAGAGGAAGTGGATAGAAACAAGGACCCGCATATTAAGGATTTAGATTCAGCTATCAAAAACTTTATGCAGACAGCTAAAGATTCTTACACTGGTGCTAAAAAACCTAGCAATTACTCCTCCAAGGATGAGGGTGGTCAGACTCTAAAGGATTTGTACAAAGTATGAGCGATAAGCTGACTAGAAAAATGATCGAAGAAGACGTTAGGTCTTTTTTAGATAATTTTAAGTCCTCACTCAAAAGAGGTCAACAAACTAGCGCCACCAGCCAAGCTTCGCCATCCGGTGAAAAGGCAAAACCAAGTCCGGAGAAGAAAAAGAAGAAGAAGGGTAGTTCGCTCAAGCGCATTCCCGGTCCAGAACTTCAAAAGACACTAAATCAATTGAGAAATAAAGGCATTTCTGGTGAAAAAATTGGAGCGTTGTTTGATAAAGCCGCTGACGAAATCTCTAAGGGGGCTGCTGCTGCCCCATCAATACGTCGTGATTTTGAACAAAAAGATAGACCACTAATAAACATGATGAGAGATCAGGTGGTGGCTATACTAAATGGAAATTTTGCATCTCTTAAAGAGGGCAAAATTCACAATGGAACAATTGCTTTTTTCAAAGAGATTATAAAATAACAACAAGGTCGTGGAATGGCTGGATATCAATTATCAAAAAAGCAAATAGTTCAAGAAATCATCAAGTGTGGTAAAGATCCCACACACTTCATAAATAATTATGTAAAAATATCACATCCTCTTGAAGGGCAAATACCTTTCAAGACCTTTGACTTCCAAGCAGACCTGCTGGAAGACTTCAATGATTATCGTTTCAATATTGTGCTAAAAGCTAGACAGCTAGGCATCTCTACCATTGTCGCTGCTTACGTTGCTTGGATGATGGTCTTCCACAGGGACAAAAACATTCTTGTTATCGCCACTAAGTTTGGAACTGCAACCAACCTTGTAAAGAAGGTGAAAAGCATGATAAAAAACTTGCCTGAATGGATTCGCATCGCAGAGGTATCAATTGATAACAGAGCATCATTTGAATTGAGTAATGGATCTCAAATCAAAGCTTCTTCAACTTCTGGAGATGCAGGTCGTTCGGAAGCTCTTTCGCTTCTTGTTGTTGATGAGGCAGCACACGTTGAGGGTTTAGATGAGCTTTGGACAGGTTTGTACCCTACACTGTCTACTGGTGGTCGTTGCATCGCACTTTCCACGCCAAACGGTGTTGGTAACTGGTTTCACCAAACTTACTCTGATGCTGAAGTCCAAAATAACGATTTTCATCCAACTATTCTTCCGTGGGATGTACATCCTGAAAGGGACAAAGCATGGTTTGAAAAAGAAACAAGAAACATGTCAAGAAGACAGATCGCACAAGAGCTTGAGTGCAACTTCAATACTTCGGGAGAATCGGTTATCCACCCAGACGACATTGTTAATATGGAAGAAAATACAATTTGTGAACCAAAATACAAAACTGGATTTGACAGAAATTTATGGATTTGGGAGCCATATCAATCTGGCAATACTTATGTATTAGTGGCTGACGTAGCGAGAGGAGACGGTCGAGACCATTCTGCTTTCCACATTATAAACGCAGACACCATGGAGCAAGTTGCAGAATACCAAGGCAAGCCAAACTTAGAGATGTACGCCAGTTTGCTAAACCAGACTGGCAGAGAATACGGCGATTGCCTTCTTGTAGTTGAGAATAACAACATTGGTTTTTCTGTACTAGAAAAGTTAACAAATGAGTATGAATATCCTAATCTATACTACTCGGTCAAGTCAACTCACGAATATGTGGAACAAGTTGTTGCAGAACATCAATCAAATACTGTAGCGGGTTTTACCACATCTATGAAGACGAGACCACTAATTATTGCTAAACTAGAGGAATTCGTAAGAAATCAACTAATTACTTTGCGCTCGGTACGTCTCACTAATGAACTGAGGACTTTTATTTGGAACAATGGAAGAGCGCAAGCAATGAGAGGTTATAACGATGACCTCACTATGAGTATTGCAATTGCTTGTTGGGTAAAAGATACTGCCCTAACAACAAACAGAAGAGCAATGGAATATAATAAAGCTTTTATTAGTTCCATGATCACAACTAAGACATCGCTCAATACTAGCATACCGGGAATGAAAGGGTATAAAGAAGTGAAAGAGGGTGATAAAATAAAAAAGCAACAACAATTTGAATGGCTTTACAAAGGATAAAATAGATGGCTGACCAAAGAAAAAACCCAAGACAAGCAAATTCACCACTATTCAAGAGGTTGACCAGACTCTTCTCTGGTCCAATTGTAAATTATCGTGCCCAAACCCCACGACAACTGCGAAGAGGTCAGCTAAATAAGTACGACTTTACATCAGCTAGTGGTATGTCATTCAAAAAAGCTTCATACGAGCCGCTTAGTGGTTATCCTATGAACTCTGTGATGGGAAATCTTAGCAGAGCAGAAAGATATGCAGATTTTGATCAAATGGAATACATGCCAGAGTTAGCCTCTGCAATGGATATTTATGCTGACGAGATGACAACATCTTCCGAATTGCAGGAGCTTTTACGGATTGATTGCCCAAATGATGAAATCAAGGCTGTGCTAGAAACACTCTATCACAATGTTCTTAATATTGATCACAACTTGTTTGGTTGGTGTCGAACTATGTGTAAGTTTGGTGACTATTTCCTCTATCTTGATATCGATGAGAAAATGGGAATCACAAATGTAATTGGTTTGCCAACTGCTGAGATTGAAAGATTGGAGGGTGAAGACAAAACAAATCCAAACTACGTCCAATACCAGTGGAATTCTGGGGGTCTTACTTTTGAAAACTGGCAAATCGGACACTTTAGAATTTTAGGTAATGACAAGTACGCTCCATATGGAACATCTGTTTTAGAGCCAGCCCGTCGCATTTGGAGACAGCTTACTCTTCTTGAAGACGCAATGATGGCTTATCGTATTGTTCGCTCACCAGAACGTCGTGTGTTTTATATTGATGTTGGTAACATATCTCCACAAGATATTGAGCAATACATGCAAAAGGTTATGACACAAATGAAGCGTAATCAGGTTGTTGACCCGACCACTGGACGTGTTGATCTTCGTTATAATCCAATGTCAGTTGAGGAAGACTACTTCATACCTACAAGAGGAAACGTTAGCTCTAAAATTGAAACACTAGCTGGCGGGACTTACACAGGTGATATTGATGATGTAAAATATCTTAGAGACAAACTTTTCTCTGCTATCAAAATTCCTTCTTCTTATCTTACAACTTCTGAAGAGGGCGCTGAAGATAAAACAACTTTGGCTCAAAAAGACATTCGCTTTGCTAGAACAATTCAAAGATTGCAGCGAGCAGTTATAACTGAGTTAGAAAAGATTGGAATTATTCACCTATACACTTTGGGATTTAGACAAGAAGATCTTATTTCTTTCAAACTGTACTTAAATAACCCATCTAGAATTGCAGAGTTGCAAGAGCTAGAACATTGGAGAACAAAGTTTGAAATCGCTTCAAATGCAACTGAAGGCTTCTTCAGTAAACGATGGGTTGCACATAATATCTTCAACTTGTCCGATGAAGAGTTCTTGAGAGTTCAAAGAGAAATGTTCCATGATAGAAAGGTCCAAGCCCTTCTTGATGCTGCTGGAGAAGCAGCCACTGCCGATGGCGCAGGAGGAGGAGCACTCGGAGCAGACATGGGTGCAGGTGGCGAAGAAGACCTTGGCGGCGGTGAAGACCTCGGTGCCGAGGACCTTGGAGGCGGTGAAGATCTCGGTGGAGAAGAAGGCGGGGCAGAAGAAGGCGGAGGAGACGATGTTCTTCTGGCAACACCAGATGACGCTGGTGCCGAACCACCAGCAAAAAGAGATGATAATGGTCGCATGATGACTACAACCCCTAAGTCTAAAGGTAAGCACTATACCCCTCGAATTAGCAGGAACCCAGCAGGTGATAGAAAAAAGAATCACAAGAGCAAATATGCAAATGAGGTTGGGTTAGGAAACACAAGAAACATCTTTAAGGGATTTGAATTGGCAAAAGGAATTTACGAAGGTAAAGATGCTAATTATAAAGACGAAGAGAAAAAAGTATTTGAAGTAAACAATGAAATAAAGAAACTTATAAACGAATTGGAGTCCAAAGATAATGAAGCTAAAGCACAATAAGAAAAGAAACACTGCCTTTTTGTTTGAGGTTTTAGTCAGAGAATTGACTAAATCTGTCATACAAAAAAGATCTGAGTACGGCGTAAAAGTTAGCAGAATTGTAAAAGAGCATTTTGGAAAAGGCACACTCTTGAAAAAAGAGTTAGAAATTTATAAGTCATTGCAAGAGCAGTCCGGGCTCCAACCTTATGTCGCAGAAAAACTAATCTTTGAAGCTAAAAGCCAACATAGCAAACTCAACAAAGAAAAACTTTTTCAAGAACAGAGTGCGCTCATTAATAAGATAAACAAAGAACTCTCTCCAGAAGTGTTCTCTCAGTTTGTACCAAACTATAAAAGTATTGCAACAATCCACCAGATATTCAATAACACACTTTCACCAAAGAAAAAGGTTTTATTAGAAACCACGATACTTGAAACTCTAACTGCCGTTGAACAATTGACAGAGAGTAAAGAAAAGAAAGTGGATAGTTTAGTAATCAAAAAGTTTGTTGAGAGATACAACAAGCAATACGAAACGGCAGATTTACACGAAGAGCAAAAAAAGTTACTTCAAAAGTATATTATGTCCTTTTCTGATAATGGGCTTGATTTGAATGTTTACCTAAACGAGGAAGTCGGTAGATTGAAAAGCGCCCTTTCTGAAAGCAATAATGTAAAAGAAATTGTAGAAGATACAGAAATGCTTGAAAAAACCCAAGCTATTCTTGCTCTTCTCGAATCATTCAAAGAACAGGCTGTATCAGGAGATATGGTCAAAAAAGTTCTAAGAGTACAAAATCTAGTTAGAGAGATACAAGACTAATGGCATTAACAATAAAAGTAGGCGGAAAAGCCAAACAACAAGAAACACCACAAGAGGAAGTAAAAAAAGATCCTCAAGCAACTGTTTCTATGAATATCAAGAAAAGCTTAGACGGCAACTTCATGATATTCGACCATCCAGAAATTGATATTGCTGTATTACCAGAAACTAAAAAAGTTGTTACATTTGCAAAAGAAAAGCACAGCAAACACGTTTATGAAGCTCAAGACAGATTGTTTTCTTTTTTGAGAAAAAGAGGCGTGATCCAATTAGGATCTGTACAAGGTGGTAACGTGTATAACTCTCTAGAAGCAATTATTCCAGAATCTAAGGTAGAAGGAGTAGATGCTACACAAAGCGTCTTGTACAATATCTCTAGATTTTTAGAAGAAGAAAAGCCATATTACGAACACATCAACGCTTATCACGATCAACTGGAAGACGAGTTGGTTGATCCTGATGCAGAACACTCCACAGAACTTGGTGAAGTACCGCAAGAAGAAACCAAGGGCTCAATCTTCCCCGGCATGGCACCTTACGGACTTTACTACGAATATAGATAACAAGAGAGGTATTTTTGGAACTTTTATATTTTATTCTCACTTCTTATGGATTAACTCAAATCTTAGTTTACGGTAGCATATTTGAAAAACAAAGAGATTACATTCTAGAAAAGTCTGAATGGCTTGGCAAACTCGTGCATTGTCCCATGTGTACAGGCTTCTGGGTTGGAGCCTTTTTGTTTGGGATAAACGGTTTTACAGAACTATTTACATTTGATTATAATATCGCCAATTTATTGATATTAGGTTGGCTAAGTTCCGGAACATCATACATTATTAGCGTAATTTTTGATGATTCTGGTATAAAAATTAGCGGAGGCTGAAATGAAACGCTGGAAATTACAACCGGTTAGAAGATGTTGTAAGGGGTCCAAACCCGAACGGGTTGCGCCCGTATGAGGAAATAGATTATGTCGAAAAAACTTTTGAGAGAATATTATGAACTTTGCGAGGGAGGTGTCTGTCAAGACCTTCTTACTGAGGCTGAAAAGAAGTTTGTGGCTAATGGTGGAATGATTCTCACTGGAAAGCTGCAAGAAGCCGAAGTCCAAAATGGCAACGGTAGAGTATACCCACAAAAGGTCCTGCGCCGTGAGATGCAAAATTATGACAAGCTTGTTAGAGAGAGAAGAGCATTGGGAGAATTAGACCACCCTGACGATTCTGTGATCAACCTCAAGAACGCATCGCATCTTGTAACAGATGTTTGGTGGGACGGTAATTCAGTAATGGGGAAAGTCAAAGTTTTAGACACACCATCTGGTCAAGTTCTTCGTTCTCTCGTGGATTCTGGAGTTTCTTTAGGTATCTCATCTAGAGGATTGGGATCTGTCTCTGAGGGAGCCAACGGCACAGTCACAGTTCAAGAAGATTTTCAATTGATTTGTTTTGATTTTGTTTCTGAACCATCAACACCCGGAGCATATATGTCTCTTCAAGAGGGTGTTGAAAAACAAATTTTTACCAAAGCAGATAGAATCAATCGTGCTTTGAATTATGTTCTGGAGGACTAAATGAAAAGGTCAGATCTGAAAAAGATAATAAAGCCAATTGTAAAAGAATGCATTCAAGAATCTCTTTTAGAAGACGGCGTTTTGTCTAAAGTAATTTCAGAGGTGGCAATGGGCTTGTCGTCATCAACGATTGTAGAACAAAAACAGTTTGAACAGCCAAAGCAAGAATCTCTTTCCAATAGAAGAGAGTCTGAGGCTCTAGCAAACCTGAAAGAGCAAAGGCAAAAAATGTTAGATGCTATTGGCAAAGACTCAATGAATGGAGTCAATATTTTTGAGGGCACTGAACCTCTTTCTTCTTCCGGCGAAATTGGACCGGGAGGACCAAAAAACGCACTGAGTGGTGTAGATCCTAGAGATCCCGGTGTTGACATTTCCGATTTGGCGGGAATTTTTGGTGATACTTGGAAGGTGATAAAGAATGGCTAAACCAGTTAATGTAGAAGTTACTCTAAGACCGGGAGAAGATCCCGGCAGAATGATAAAAAGATTTATTAGAAAGGTAAAAAAATCTGGCATCATGGAAGAATACAGAGACCGCAGGTTTCATGAAAAAAGGTCCGACAAAAGAAGAAGAATCAAGCAAGCGCAAAAGCGAGCACACGAAAGAGATTTAGCCAAGAAAAAGGCAAAAGAAATACAATTAGAGAGGGGAAGATAAATGGGTAATTATTATCAATATTCAAAAGGGGTTGGCAATGTCGGTTCATACCAAATTTCTGGTATACCATATGCAACAGCTTCTTTTACAGTTGCCGCTGCTGGGAGCACCCCAACAGAAGTGACTTTTCCACATGTAACAAAGTTTGTAACAATTTCAAATACAAACACAGGTACAAATGTGCCACTTAGATTTGGATTTAGTTCTCTGGGAGTTACAGGATCTGCTGCTGGAGGTAGCAATTATTATTTCACTTTGGATAACGGAGACTCCTATACTGGGGAATTTAGAGTCACAAGTGTTTATTTGCTGAGTGACACTGCCGGAACAGAAACATCTGCATCTATCGTTGCAGGATTGACAGGAATTCAAACTAGAGAATTACCGGGACCAAATTGGTCTGGTTCTGTAGGGGTGGGCTAGTGAATGAACAGGAATGGTTTAGGATCTAAAAGAGCAAAATCTATCTCCTCCACTCAGGCTGGAAAACGCCGAGTTGCTGATGTAGGTCCAGATAGAATCATTCGTCATTTCGGTGCCAGCGATATTAAGGGCTGGTATGATTCAACCGATGCTAGACTTGCAAGTTTAGCAAATGATTCAGATGTCACCACTTGGTATGATAAAGGACCAGACGGGCAAGACCTATCACAAACCACAGCAGCGAACAAACCACATTATATCCATAGCGGTCTAAACGGAAAACCAGTGCTGAGAAGTGATGGTGTTGATGATATAATGGAAAGTGGCAATATTGACTGGTCTAGTACAACCAGTGCATTTGTTTTGTTTAAAAAAGGCGACAACGGCGATAATGAAGGACCATTCGGAGGTCTTAATCCAACAGAGCCAGTCCCTAAGTGTAGATTTGGCATAGCAGCACGAGAAATAACAGTAGATAAAATTAGAGTGGAAGTGTACGGACAGGGATCTGGCGGAAACTTTGGCTTAAATAGTTTTTATGATACTTCTGGCACAGCAACAGATACTCCACCCACAATGACAAATGTAAGAGATGCATATATGCTTTCTTATTATGAGTGGCAAATAAATTCAGGCGTTGCAGCAGCAGGTGCATTTACTATGAATGCGTACAACAAAGAAGCCGTTAGCGCAGTGACTGTTACATCCGAATCACCAGATAATGCCTCTAATGTGACAAGTGGAGATGCCACAACGATGGCTTCGGAAGGTTTTGATACAGCACCAATGCAAGTTTTTAGAAACATCCATTCCCCCGGATTTTTAGATGGAGACATAGCATTTATATTATTCTCAAACCGCCATTATGACCTAAGGGAAAGACAAAAAATACTCAAAGCAGTCCAGCAAAGATTCGGATACGCCAATATAAACTAAAAAGGCTTTTTCGTATTTTATTCACTAATTATAAACGATGCAATATATCTACAAGCATTTAAGTATAGGAGCAAAGAAATGTCTAATATGTTAGAACAAGCGATTGTCGATGCAGAAGCGCTCAAAGAAGCTGCATTGCAGAATGCAGAACAAGCTGTTATTGAAAAATATCAAGCAGAGATCAAAAATGCTGTTGAAGCTCTTTTAGAGCAAGACGAAGAAGATCCGCTTGAGGAACCATTAGACGATGAAGATGGTTTAGAGTCTGATGAAGAATTAGCACAACAAATGCCTTTAGCGGCGACCGGTGGAGACAAGCTTTGCCCCTGCCCAGATGACGAAGAAGAAGTCGAAATCGACTTTGATCAATTGGCACAACAAATGCAAGCTTCAGATGAAGAGGCGGGGGGAGGGATTCCTGCTTTGGATTCTCCGTTAGCTTTAGAAGAAGGCGTACATGAAGATGATGAGGAAGTTGAAGAGGAAATTCAAATTACTGAAGAAGAACTCGTAGATATTTTAGAAGAACTCACACTTGACATGGAGCCTACAAAGGCTGGCTGGCTACAAAGACCAGATTCAAGCGTTGAGCATGAAATTGATATTCTTCAAACAAAAGTGGAAGAGCCACTTGATGTAAAAGAACTAGAAGAAGAAGATAAAGATGATAAAGATCTTAGCGAGGCTCTAAAAGTATTAGAAGCCGCTGAGAACGAAATTTATAGGCTTGAAGAAAAAGCAGATAAATACAAAGAAATGCTTTTGCAAATGAAGAACACCTTATCTGAGGTAAATCTTCAGAACGCAAAACTACTCTACACAAACCAGACCTTGGTTGATGACTCCCTGAATGAGCGGCAAAAACAAAAGATTGTCGAAGCAATCATGAAATCTGGATCTGTGGAAGAGACAAAGACAATTTTCGAGGCACTTCAAAGCACAGTGGGAGCACAACCAAACAATAAGAAAGTTGCGCCAAAATCACTTAGCGAGGCAGTTGAGAGAAGGTCTACAACATTACCTAGAAGGGTAGAAAAAGATTCCCATTCGTTTTCGGATAGGATGAAAATTTTAGCTGGTATAAACTAATATAGGAGAAAAAAACAATGTCAGTTTTAGATAAATTAACAGAAGGCATCGTTAATCGTAATCTCCAAAAGGAAGGTACTGCCCTGCTTAATAAGTGGGAAAAGACCGGCCTCCTTGAGGGATTAGATAACGATAACACAAAGGCGTCTATGTCACGTCTTTTAGAGAACCAAGCGAAGGAACTTCTTCGTGAAAGTTCATCCATGGCAGCGGGAGACGTTCAAGGTTTCGCTGCTGTAGCATTCCCAATCGTTCGCCGTGTATTCGGTAGTTTGGTCGCTAATGACTTGGTATCAGTTCAGCCAATGAGCTTACCATCAGGTCTTATTTTCTTCCTTGATTTCACTTTGAGCAACGCTCGCTTGGATCAAGGACAAGACGCTTCGCTTTATGGCGGAGGAGTTGTTGGTTCACAACTTACAGGTGGTGTGGATTTGAGTCTTGCAGCAGCAGAGCGCAGCTTCTATGCACTTAACAATGGATACTCATCACCAACTGGATCTCAAGCACTTGCAAGCTTCACTGTTATTGCTTCTGGTGTTGTTGGCTCTGGAGTTTCTGATGACGTTGAAAGTTCATTGACCCCTGCTACACTTGGTGGAAAGACCACTTACTTGAGTGATCTTGTGCAGTATGACCCAGACCTTGAAGGTAAGTCTGTTGTTGTAGCTACAACAACTTGTGCAAATCTTGATGGTCAGATCAATCGTAATGACTTCATAACGGTTGCTCTTACTAGTTCCTTCGCCGCAGGGCGCTTGGTACGTCGCTTGACAACTGTTGCAGGTAGAAATGCCGCAAATGTCAACACTTCCGTCAACGGACTCGATTTGGGCAACACCGCTACAACCAGCATGTTGCTTGTTTTTGAATCCACTGCATCTGCTGGTACATCCACTATAACAAACGATCTAAGCGGTGCTATTGATATCCATATCCCAACCGCTGGAGCACCGGGAGTTGAGTTCGCTCAAGCCGATGCATTCCAGAATGTTGGTGCTGACGCTCTTGGAGCACTTGCTGGTACTTCCCCATGGGCTCTTGAAGGTTCAAATGATGCTGGAGGAGCTTTCAACGGAAACGCAGTAGATGTCATGCCAGAAATCGACATCAAAGTTGATTCTGTCAGCGTAACCGCAGTAACCAAGAAACTCAAGGCTAAGTGGACACCAGAACTTGGACAAGATCTCCAAGCTTACCACAACCTTGATGCAGAAGTTGAGCTTACAAGCATCCTCTCTGAGCAAATTGCTCTTGAGATCGACCGTGAGTTGCTCAATGATCTTGTAAAAGGTGCATCTGCTGCTTCTCTTCACTGGTCACGTCGTCCGGGTCAATTCCTGAACAGAGAGACTGGTGTTAAGATTACTAGTGCGACTGCTCCACCTGACTTCACAGGTACTGTGTCTGAATGGTACGAAACATTACTTGAAACTATCAACGATGTATCGGCTCAAATCCACAGAAAGACACTCCGTGGCGGTGCAAACTTCTTGGTTTGTTCCCCAGAAGTTGCGAACATTCTTGAGTTCACTAGTGGTTTCAGAGCTTCTGTTACTGCTGATACCCCAAGAGGTTCCGCAGGTGCTGTAAAAGTTGGTCAGATTAGTAAGAAGTTCGACATTTATGTTGATCCTTACTTTATCAGAAACGTAGTTCTTGTTGGACGCAAGGGTGGAAGCTTCTTAGAAAGCGGATATGTGTACGCACCTTATGTGCCACTGCAAGTCACTCCTACCATCTTTGGTACGGAAGACTTCGTGCCTCGTAAGGGAGTCATGACTCGCTATGCGAAGAAGATGGTACGTCCTGATATGTACGGATTGGTTATCTGTCACAACCTTGTTGACTAATACAGCTAACTAAACTGTAACAAAAACAAGACCCTGCTTCTAATTTCGGTTGGAAGCGGGGTTTTTTTATTTCTATTACTTGAACGCCAAGCTATTTATAGGTGGAGGAATCTATGCATGTCTGTCCCAACACTAACACCTGCAAGCACTACTAGTGCAATTGTCCTGCCGGTTACCGGCGCTCACTCAAACGTTAATTCGGCTACAAATCCGTTGCCATTTGGAGTATATACTTCCGCTGCGTTTGTTTCTGGAGCAGTAGACCAAGTTGCGTACACCTATAAAAAATTAGGTGGTGATGTGTTGGATCTAGAAATAACGGAATATCAGGTGTATTCTGCGTATGAAGAAGCAGTTTTAGAATACTCTTATATTGTAAATTCACATCAGGCAAAGAATGTGCTATCCGATCTTTTGGGAGCAACGACGGCATCATTTGATCAAGATGGTCAAATTGAAAGTGGCAATAGCTTATCTGGATCAAATATAGAATTGAAATACCCAAAATTCAATTTTCAATACGCTAAAACAGTGGCAGAAGGTATTTCTACAGAAGTAGGAATCGGAGGCACTGTACCAATTTACTCTGCTTCATTCAATATGACCGGCGGTCAGCAGGACTATAACTTACAAGAAATTATATCTGGTTCTTCAGCACTTTCAGCCAGCGTCCCGTATTATCAAAAAGTCGGTGACAAGAGAGTGACCATTAGGAGGGTCTTTTATAAGACTCCAGCAGCCATGTGGAGATTCTATGGATATTATGGTGGTCTGAATGTTGTTGGTAACTTATCAACGTATGGGCAATATGCAGATGATTCAACATTTCAGATAGTTCCTACTTGGCAAAACAAATCTCAAGCAATGGCTTACGAGGATGCTTTGTATACTCGTGTTTCTCACTGGTCATATGAGCTAAAAAACAATCAGTTGAGATTATTCCCAATCCCTAGAGACAATTACTCGCCAACAAAGTTTTGGGTGGAATTCTCTGTTGACTCCGATCCATATACAGAAGCAGATTCTAGTGTAAACACAGGAATAGACGGCGTAAACAATATGAATACGTTGCCATTCCAAAACATACCATATGAAAACATCAACGCAATCGGTAAGCAGTGGATTAGAAGATTTGCTCTTTCGCTTGCAAAAGAAATGCTTGGACTTGTAAGATCTAAATTTGCAACATTGCCAATACCGGGGAATGATATTACTCTAAACGGCAGTGATTTGATAAGTCAAGCAAAAGATGAGCAAGAAAAGCTCAGAGAAGAATTGAAAACAGTGCTGGACCAGCTTACATACAAGCAGTTAGCTGAAGACGATGCAACTGTTGTAGAAAACTCTAGTAAAGTGATGCAGCAAATACCCGCAGCGGTATTCGTAGGATAGATAAATGGCAAGAAACAAATGGGAACAACCTAGCCAGCCCCCTCCTCCTTTGTTTACAGGCAAAAAGGAACGTGATCTTGTTAAACAAGTCAATGATGAGCTTATTGAAAGAGTCATTGGTCAACAAATTCTATATTATCCTATAAGTTTAGATCACACAAACTACCACGAGATATATGG